CGTTATCAGGAGTTCGTCACAGTTATCGGACATGATGAGGTCAACTAAACCTCGTCCTATCTGGTATCTGCGATGCGATTTGAGTTGATCTAGTGAGATTGAGTGACCGTATTCGGTGCATTCGGTTGCGATCTTCTTGAGCATGGCGCGTTGGTGCGGTCGTAAAGAATCGAAGTCTGTTTGGAGTTGCAGGACGCAGGTTCGGTCTACGCCTGTGTCGTATGTTCGGCCTTCGAATGTGTCGGTCATTTCTTTGCCTTCTTGCGACCAACCTTTGCGGCTGGGTCTGTTTCATAGAACTGGACATTGTGTTCGGCTTCGAGTAAGCCGACGATGCGGATGAGTAGGTCTATTTGTTCGTTGTCGGCTTCGCCGAGTTTCGGCACATCTACAGGCCAGAGTGATCGCAACATCTTTTGTGCTGGTTCGGGCATGTGTTTGATTCGTGCTGTCATCCAGTCGCGACGCTTGTCAAGACCTGTGTCAAGTTTGACGATCTTTGCCTCTTCGAAGCGTTCGTTGAGGTCGTTGCGTTTGCGCCAGTTGCGAACATTAAGTGCAAGTGCTAGACCTTCGCGTCCTGCGTTCAGATCAACCCAATACAGTTCGCAGCGCGCTTCGCCTGCTGGTAGATGGAACACAATGGCACGGTCTTTCTCAATCATTGGCAGACTGGTGCGTTCTGCGGTCTGATAGTTGTAGATGTGTTCAGCGTCGGCGTATGCGGCCAACTGGATTGCGATTGACCGCCACGAATAAGTGAGGTCGGTGCCAGTCTTGAGGTCGGCGATGTACATTCGGCCGTCAACTTCAACTATGCGATCCAATGTGCCTGCATACTCTGAGCCGTCGTGGATGACTACCGACTCGATGTAGTTCGGCATGATGTGGACACCGTACTTCTGCAATGTGGACACATACGCATCAACATCAGGTTGCAAACCTGGGAGGATTTGTGGTTTCTTGCCAAGGTCAACTTGTTCGGTGACCGAATGCAACGCTGTGCCGAGGTTGGCGCGGTGTGATCCACCGCCTGCGGTGATTGCTTCTTCACAGATTTTGTTCAACGCAGATTTGTCGTCAAGTTTTGTTGATGCTTGCGCAAGTAGATCGGAGCGTTGGATTAAGCCGGTGACGACCATGCGGTTCGCCCACTGTTTCAACGCCGCTTCATCATCTGGTGCTTTTGCGATCGTGGTGACTCGCGTGTAGCCGCGTTGCTTGCCGTCAGGTGTTGTGACGAGGTATCGACCCCACCGATCTTTCGGTGCTTCTTGTCGTGTTTCTTCGAGCATGTGCAGGCCTCCTAGTTTTCGTAAGAATCTTCGTGGTTTGAACTATACCTGATCGGTGTCCGCGGATGGTGGATTTGTTGAAATGTTTTTGTACGCATTCCAAAGTTTCAGGAACTCGGTCATCGTCATGATCGCATACCAAGAGTCCACTTCGACTGCGCCAAGTTTCTTGACGGCACAAACACCGTGATTCGTACCACGGTTCTTCTGCTCAATCTCCAACTCTTTCAGCCAACAGCCAATGTCGTGACGCTTCTGATCCTTGACCTCTACGGTTAAGTCTTCAACACCATCGATGTCGCCTCGGTCGTCCGACCAGCCTGCCCGTGACCGTTCAGCTTTTGGATGACCGTGGCTTTGGAAGAACTTCGCCACCATCAATTCGGCTCGCGTACCTTTTCTTCGGCTTAGATTTGACATATTTACCTGATCTCCTCAATCGTCGTATTTCATGTCTTCGTTCAACTGTTGTGAGTCCGCCCCACACACCAACACAATCGTTCTCGATAGCAAAGTCTAGACAACTTTGGCGCACCACGCAGATGTCACAAAGTTTCTTCGCTTCACGCACCGCATGCAGATACCTTTCGTGGAAGAAGATATCTGTACCTTCTCCACGACAGGTCCCGTGTTCTTGCCATGCTGGTCGCATCAACTCAAAAACATTCTTTGACTCTGACCAGACATCAACGATGCCGTACTCGCCCATTACTTGATTTCCTTGAACCAGCGATTGACATGGAACATTGCGTAGAAGTTTGCGATTGCGTAAACAAATATCTCTACACTGTTCGCTGGGCTTTCTTCTGGTAGTCGCGGCATGAACAACAACATCATCCATCCCACGAATATGAACGCCAATGTGAACTTGATTTTTTCTTGCGGTTTCATTTCTTTCCTCCTTGGTAAGTAACTCGCCTATATATGTTCTACGACATTATGGGACAGATGTGGTGGATACTCCTAATCGGGCTGATTTAAGCCTTCTTATGGCAACAAACAGCCAGCAGATAGTGCGACATTGGCATGAATCCTGTGTGCAATGTTTCGTCGTTCATTGAGAACATGAACACGCTGTTGAAGTGCTGGTACATGAGGTCACGCAGGTCGTCGCCCGTTTTGCAATTGATGTGTCCTTCTTTGCTGAGCTGTGACGCGTAGGTTTGTGATTCGACTGATGGCATTCCGATGATTGTTGTACCGGTCGGTTTCAACGATTTGCAAATGTTTGTCAAGAACTTGTGTTCTTCGGTCGGATCGATATGTTCTAAAACATCAAGGCTGAAGATTCCGTCAAACTGTTTGTCAAGTGGCTGGTCAAGAATGTTGTGTTGGATGGCGGTGAGTGGCCAGGTTGGGTTCTGTCGGCGTTGTATGTCGGCGATGAAAGTCGGGTCGAAGTCGATGACTGTGACTTGTTTGGTGGTTTGTTGGATTAGGCGCGTGGCGAACGCGTCGCCGCATCCGACTTCTAGGACTTGGTCATAGTTTTGGAACATTTTGGAGATGAACTTGTATCTGGCGAATGTGAACGCGAATCGTCGTGGGTCCGTTTGCCAGTCGTGATTGCGCATCATGCCTAGTTCGGTGCGTTTATTTTCGGCAAAGATTTCGTATTGTTGTTCGCCTTGATAGGTCATTTGCACTTCTTCCAGTTGCACGGATCCCACGGCTCAAACCCTGACAGGTTGTACAGAACTAGCCCAGCTTTGAGGTTGGTGAGTGGGTCGAGTAACGGGTCTTGTGTGCAGATGTCTAGTTGTCGGCAGACGGCAGCCCACTTGTTTCTTGACAGGTCATAGTTGACACCGTTGATCTGCAAGAGTCCTGTGTCCGAACGATGGTTCCATTCGGAGACGCCTGTGATGTTGCAGTCTTTGTCGACGATGTCTCCGCCTTTTCGGTTTGGGCAAGCTCCGCTTTCGCGTAGCACGATTTGTGTGAGTTGTGGGATGGCATGGTCGGGCCAGCCTGCTTGTTTGGCGAGTGACGGTAGCCAGGATGTGTCGCCGTGCCGGTAGCGGATCGGCTGTATTGGGTCCAGCCTGTCTGCGACAGGTGGTTGCCAGAGTGGCTGTAATGCGATTACAGCGTCACTGGCGTGGGTTGGTGCGGAGACTGCCTGAGCTAAGCCGAGGCTGACTGTGAGGCTTGTGAGTGTTGCCAGGATTGCGGTCAATATGCGCATCGTGGTCCTTTCATATAAGTGCAGGTATAACGCAACCAGAAGGAGGTGACTGGTTGCGGTGCTACATCAACCCTAGTGGGGAGCGCACCGTTCTACCTTAGCCGACACGCTGGTCAGACCGCTATATCTAGGCGTTTCAAACTTTTATTTGTAGATCCATCAACACTTTGATGGATTTCACCATGCCGACGGGTATGTGCAGAACATGGTCTATGGAGTCTTCGTTGCGTGACTGATACAAGGTCACATGATCGGGTTTGCCTCCGTCGCTCATGGCGAGTAGGAAGCCGACTGATTCAACTTCGGCAGGTTCAATGTCGAGGTCTTTGATGTTGATCCATGATTCTGCACCGCTGTGCGCATCATGCCAGGTGACGAGTACGACGGTCACTTCTTCTTGCGTGTCGCAACCTGCTTAGTCTTTGTCAGACTTTCGCTTGGCTCCTTGGTGGTTAGATGCCAGTCGAGGTGGCTGGTAAGTCTTGCGCCTTGTTTGCCGACCATGTCGATCAGGCTGTCGAGGCGTTTTGAGACGATTGCGTGATCGGCTCGGTTCTCGTCGCGAACTTCTTTGAGTTGCATGATGGTGACGACTATGCCACCGAGTGTCGCTATCGCCGCTGCGAATACGGTGGCAAGTCCTGCGTCCATTTACGCCGCCAATGCTTTTGCTTTGACGAATGCTTCCCGCATTGCGTCAGGATTATTCGACATGGTCGGACTCAGTTCCACATGGAGCCAGTCACCCATCGGTGCGCCGCTAATAGTTTTCTTGGTGTAGATTGACCAGGTTCCACGGTCACATCTCCAACCTCGGCCGTGTGGCATCGGGTAGTAGTCGAAGATTGCTTCGATACCGAACGCGTCAGCGTTCTTGACTAGGAAAGTAATTACTTCCATTGCTTGTTTTCTTCCGCCTTCAGCAATGCCACGGTTCTCTTTTGGCATATGACGATAAGACAGATCGACCGCACGACCGGTGGCGTGTACCGATAGAGTCTTTTTGCCTCGCATCGGTCGGTTCACATAACTGCCGTTGTTCCAGAGTGCCGGATACATTTCGGTTATCTGGTTGATGAACACTCTGAGTCCTTTGGTTTCACCGGCAGCGATTCCGTCTGTGCTACCTGTGTACGGTCGTTTCATTTCTTTTTAGTTCCTGAGAATGCTTGCTTAATTTCTTCGGATGAAAGGTCGCCGTCAACTGATGCTTCGGCGAGTGATGAAACAACTTTGATGACAGCCATCGCACCTGCCATGATTGCGGCTTTACCGACTGAGATACCGATGACGGCACCTGTTGTGATTGCTGGTAGTGCGTTGGCGAGAAACAGTGAAACTAGTCGTTGTGTGAGGTCAAGGAACTTTGCGATTGTCGGATTCTGTTTGTTGATTTTCACTTCTTCCACCATGTTTTTCTCCGTCCTTCGTTAACGCTGCTGTCAAGTGTAGTACGAGGGTTAGGAAGGTGAATAAGATCGGCCAGTTGGGTTCTTGGGTGGGTACGGGTGGAAGCTGGATTGCCACGAATACGGGCAGATTATGAAGTAGCGTGTTTGGTGATGAACTCTGTACTGTTGTTGGCACTTTTTCTTGGGTATATGTTTCTTGCGACGGCGGTGGTCTTGGCTTGGTTGTTTCGACGGGCAGAGTTGGAGTTACAGAAGTCGGAACTGTTGAGGATTCAGTCGGAGTGGGATGAGGTTCGTGCGGATCGGTCGTTTCATCGGGTTGACTTGAAGGAGTGGGAGCAGGAATCAACACGGGTTGATTTGTGTTCCTGTCAGGAAGATCAGGAGAAGTCGTAGATGTTTCTAGAACTGTGGTTACGGATTCAGGCAAAACGGTTGTGGTCGTTGTGGGTTGCTGTGGTAAAGAAGTTGACGAACTACTAGTCGTAGTTTGAGGAGGTGTCTCAGGTGCTTGCGTTGTTGTCGGAGATGGTGGAACAGTTGTGGTCGGCGGTTCAGTTGTACTTGTCGTGGATGTGGTTGTTGATATCTGAACTAGGACTGTGGTTGTGGTCGTTGTTGTGGGAAGGAGTGATGTAGATGTTGAAGTGGAAGAGGAGCTTGAACTGGTGGTTGTCGACTCTGGCAGCGTGGTCGATGTGGACGATGTCGTTGTTGTGGTTGATGTGGTGGTGGTGGATGAACTAGTGCTTGACGGTCTTTGACCGTGGTCAGGGTTCGAGTTCGCGTGATCAGCGTTGGCGTGGTGTGGCCATACCCAGAACACGATTGCAGGTAGCGGTGTCAGCCATTTGAACAGTGTTTTCACTGAACAAATCTACTAGATGATTCCTTTCGCATAATGTTCAAATCTAGGTGTGCTGATTCCATACCGAACTTTCGTCCGGCGTTGTTGTGGTTTGCTGCGAACTGCCACACATCCCAAGTCTTCCAACCCTTGACCTGGGCAGGTTTCTTGTTCGGTTGGAACGCATACTCGGCCCATAGTGATACATCTCGTGGTACAGGGTTCGATTTGAACTCTTCCGCCGAATAGTAAACATACCTAGCAACCCATAACGGGCAATGCTCGATGTGTCTGGCGATGTTGACATGCGTGTTCCAGAACGATGGGTAGGTGTAGATCGACGGCGGTTTGCCGAGTTCTTTGATTGCCATTTTGATACAGGTGCGCAAGATGGTTTTGAGTTCTCTCGGCTTCTTCCCGCCGTCATGCTCAATGTCTATCTGTGGGATGAGTGTTGCTTTGTATCGTTTGTGGTTGTCGAGCATGATCCGCATCTGGTCAACGACATCTTCTTCGGGTTTGATGTACACATACAGGCCAAATGGCACGGTCGCTTTCTTACAGTTCGGTGCCAACAGCGTGTCGACATTGAGTCCGACATTTGAGCGGATGTAAGCAAAATCTATTTTCGCTTCCGCAACTCTCAGCCAGTCAATCTTTCCCTGGTATTGAGAAACATCAACACCGGTCAGGAAGTTAGACATGGTCTAGTTAGACGGCGACCCACTCAAGATCTTCTTCACTCCACCTATACGGTCCACCAGTCGAAGGCATCGGTGTTGGTGGGTTCCAAGTTTTGTTCGCCCAAGTCCATGAAAGATATGGTTGTTGCGGTCTGAAATCTTGTTCTGATTCAAGATACTCATAACCGATACCTGCATAGACATGAGAGTCGTCAATAAAAGTTTCAATCCAGCGACCTGTGTATCGTTGCGGGTTCGTTTCCAAGAACTCTCGTTGGACAACAGCAACATGGGTTACTACATTGTTTTCGTCTAGTTGTGCAAAATATTGTGCGCTCATAGTTAAACCTTGAACCTTACATAGACAATTCCGCTACCACCTGCGCCGCCCGTCGACCCTGCGCTAAATGCACCGCCACCGCCACCGCCACCGCTATTTGCTGTACCAGCACCCGGTGCGCTGCCTGATGAACCTGTGCCACCGCCACCGCTACCACCTGCACCACCACTACCTGTACTAAGTTGACGACCGCCTCCACCGCCGCCACCCTTAAAAGTTGTTCCGCCTGCTTGACCTAGGAAAGTTGAAATGTCTGTGCCTGCACCGCCAGCACCGCCGTTGGTGCTAGAAAAATCGCCGCCTACTGCACCTGTGCCACCGCCGCCGCCGGCTGCACCATCATTTGGCAATGTTGTGTTACCGCTGCCGCCTGCATTACCGCCAAATCCTGCTGCACCACCATTTGGTGTACTTGCACAGTCGCCTGCGCCACCACCACCGCAACCACCGCCAGCCAAACCGCTATCGGCAACTGATGTGCTACTGCCTGTCGCACTACCACCAGCACCACCAGCACCAATAGCACCGACGGATGTAATGGAACTAATTAAACCATTATTTGTTACAGCAGATGTTCGCGCTTCAGCGACGACACCTGCGCCACCAGCACCAATATCAACCGCATAAGTTCCAGCGGTCAAATAAACTGTTGTTTGAAGCAAACCACCTGCACCGCCGCCACCGCCACCAGCTCCAGTCACACTATTTGAAGCACCACCACCAGCACCGCCACCAACCATAAGCACATCAAACAAACCCGTTGTCGACACGACCATATTTGAATCTGAAGTGAAGGTCAACAAAGTATATGCAGTTCCAGCAACTGTGATCGCAGTTGAAGATGCTGCCGTACCAGTTGCAACACCATAGGTCGCACCACCAACGCTCACCCACGCTGATCCGTTAAATACTTGTAAACCTGTCGCGGTCGCGTATGCGACCATGCCTGTTGACGGAGACGGGACGGCGGATGCTCGTGCCGCGGTGCCGGCATAAACCTGCACGGCTTGATCCATCAAATATGTTTGCACATTGGTCGAAGTGAGAACTTCTCCAGATGCGAATGTTCTATATCCTGCGCCAGCCATGTCTATACATTAACCCAAGTTGAGCCGTTAAAAACTTGTAATCCTGTCGCAGTCGAATACGCGACCATGCCTGTTGACGGTGATGGTATCGCGGATGCTCGTGCTGCGGTGCCTGCGTACACTTGCACCATCTGATCCATGAGGTATGTCTGTACATTCGTTGAAGTTAGGACTTCACCGGATGCGAATGTTCTGTAGCCTGCGCCTGCCATAATGCTCCTATTGTAATCCAACATTCACATCGTCAAGTTCGTCTTGATCGAGTATGAATGCGGTCAAGAGTTGTGCTTGACCTAAACCGAATCTTATCCGATGGTCGGATGGTGTGATGTCGTGTGCGACGGATTCAATGAACACGGAGTCGGTGCGGGTCAGCGGTAAGCCTTGGTCGTAGGTTTTTGTGACGGAGATGACATCGCCGACATCGAGTGTGAGTACGGTCGGCCAGAGTGCCGAACCGCAAGCGTTCAGACTTGTTGAGATCTCGTTGAAGCGGATTTTCGGGTCTTTGTATTTGTCCAATAGGTTCTGTGCCAGGGCTGACCCTGCCGCCAAAGTGTTTAGAGGCACACTAGAGAACGACAAAGTTTGCACACCATACTTCGTTTGACTGGTCGCATCCGACACAACTTGTGCAGCTGTGCCACCGTCGACATCTACTTGGACTCGGTTGAACAATGTTTCTTGACCGTATGCGACACCGATCGCCAAGATAGGAATATCGGTCGCAGCCGTACCGCCGAATGATGCGATCGCGGTTGAGAAGGTGAACGCAATTCTTTCATCAAACACGATCTGGTTTTTGCGATTCGCGAACAGGCGACCATCCTCAGCGATGGCGACAGCCTGCAACGCCGACAAAGTATTCGTATTATCCGCATAGGCGACCGTGCCACAGGTTGCGACACCTGTTGCGATGTCCCGTAACGCTGTTGAGAAGTTCACTTCTGGACGGTTAAGGATCGCTGACACTCGAGCCGAGGTCAACTGTGATGATGGTGTGAATGCGGTCAAGGCTGTGCGTGACAGCTCATATAATCCGTCCGCAGCCACGATCGAAGCGAACGACAGGTTCGGCATCTCATAAGTGATATCAAGGTCGGTGATCGCACCAACAAACAGTTCCGCTGTGCCGGCAAGAACTTTGATTGCGCGTCTCGGTGCTAGATCAAAGTCGCCTTCGTACCATGTCGAGGCGGTGTTCGCTGGGTCAAACAGTCGACCTGATGCACGGTCATCAGCCAAGATGCGACAGGTGCCAGGTTGGAATTGATCGGTTTGGCTTCCTCGGCCACGCTGTACCGCGACCGCCAACACATATTCGGTTGCGTCCACGAAGTCGGTTGTGCCATCAAGTGTGTCTGTGCCATCCAATGTTGATGTATCGAGTATGAATGCGTCAGCGACCGCACCGACATCCAACAGAACCGAATACTCTTGACCCCACTTCAATGTCCTTGGCATGGTTACGCAACCGCGAACTCAAGGAAGTTGCCACCAGCGATACGCGAATAGGACTGCAACACTTCCACAATCTGCCGACCAGCCTCAATACCATTTGTGCCGATACCTGTAGTGATATTGATCTGCGTACCGCCACCAGTCGTGCCACCGCCACCAGTCACTCCGCCTACTGGTGTCGGCACAGTCGGCAAGGTTGGGATTGTTAAGCCACGACCAGGCATAGTTGCAGCCGCATCAGCTACCTTGCCGATCGCCTCAGCAAGATTCTCATAGGCTTCAGTCTCTCGTTCTTTTGCTTCAGTCAAACGCTCAGAAGCATCAAACGCTTTTCTCTGTGCATCTTCTAACTCTTTGGCAAACTCTAAATATGTTTCTGATCCTTCAATAGCACCACTGACCGCTTCATTCAATAACAGTTGCGCATCCTTCAATTTGAGAGTGGCTTCAAACTCTGAATCGCTTGCATCGGCGACAGCCAACTTCGCTTGAGCCAAATCAATCTCTGCAAGACGAATCTCTTGCGGACTTGCTTCTGGGTCTTTGCGCAGATCAGCAAGTTTCTTTTCAGCGTCACGAACTGCGAACACCGATTCCTCGACACGGAACCCAGCCTGAGCGACACCGCGTTCAGCCGCAGCCAACTCTCGCTGAGCCTTCTTGGCTTGATCGGAATCCGCACCATAACCATTGACCGCATCATTCAACGCCTTTTGCTTTTTTCGCACTTCATTTTGAGCATCAAGCAAACTTGTGGCGGCTTTGTCAGAAGCCTTCTGCGCATTGTTGAACGCCTTCTGTGCAGATGTCGACGACTTTAACGCATCCGTGTACTTCTCAAACTTCTGTTTCGCTGTCTCAATAGTTTTGGCTGCACCACCGCCTGTGGTTTGAAGTTCTGCAAGGCGTTTGTTGTAATCGGCTTGCAACTCGGCTGCCGTTTTGGTCTTCCCTGCAAGCGAACCATAGCCAGCAAGCATTGGACCAATGAACTTTTGTACAGGTCCACCAACAGCCATACCGCGCTGCACCTGATCCAAGTTTCGTAGTTCTTCTTGAGTGACATTGGCTGCGGCTGCGACACCAAGCACATCCTGTCGGAACCGATCAAACGCCGCACCAGTCACAGCCGTGTTGGTCTTCATGCCATCAAGACCATCAACAAAGTTATTTACTGCAAGACCGACATCATTGAATGCGTCTTTGCCACCTCTCACAAAGGCGATCATTGAAACAATCGCACCGCCTGCAAAGACGATTGGCTTCACCAGATCAATAAACACATTGGCAATCTGACCGACAGTTTCGACGACGGTCTGAACCATGTCGACTACTTTCAGTCCAAAGTCATCTGCCTGAGCCGTCGCGGCGAGTAGCGCGTCTCGAAGACTGCCACCACCAGAGAGTTCATCAGCGAATGCCTGGATGACTGGCACGACATTCTTTTGGATAAACGCAACAAGTTTCTCGGCGATAGGTAGCAAGGCATATCCGATGCCTTCCCATGCTTCGCCGATTGATATCTTCAATATGTTTAGACGGCCAGAGAATGTGTCAGCCGCAGCAGAAGCCGCACCACCGAATTGATTGTTAAGAGTCTCGACAACCGCACTTAGGTCTTTTGACTTCTTAACATTCTCATCGATTGGAACACCCAACTTTGTGAGCGCACCGATATTCCCGTTGAACGCTTTACCCAAGGCAAGCGAAACTGTTTCCAATTCGATGCCGGTAGCGGCGGAGATATCTAATGCAAGACCAAGATTCTTTTGAGCAAAGGTGATGTCACCTGTCGCTCTTGCGAGATTCGATAGAGCCGGACGAAGCTGGTCGTCGGCCACTCCGACAAGCATTTGTTGTTTGGATATATATTGCTCGACCGACGCGATCTGTTCATCGGTTGCTTCCATTGTGCGACGCAACTGGTCGGCAAGTTTCTTTTGACTTTCTTGGTCTTCTGTGGCTGCCTTGACTGCGCTGAACGCTGCACCTGCAATGGCACCCGCCGCAGCCGTGGCAATGAGCGCACCTTTCTTGGCGACATCGAATACTTGTCCGAGCGCATCCGAACCTTCTTTGCCAAGTTTCTTGAACGCGGTGATAGCACTGTCGGAGTTGCCGAGGATTCTAACGAGGAATGTGCGCTCACCTGCCATGGTGAACGCAATTCTACTCAGTTAGCGAGCATCCGTTTACGCAGTTCAGCCCACTCGCGTTGCATGTCGCGATGAATCTCTTGTTGTGTCATGCCGTCATATTGTGACAAGTTGACTGGTGCATCCCACCACTTTGGATCGGTGACGATTCTCGCCCACTTGCCACTCTTAGTTTGACGAGTTGTGCGGATGTTCGGTGTAGAGAATGTGCGTGTCGGTGCAGCGATGTCAGTAATGGTTGGGTCAAGGAATCGCCAACCTGAATGATGAGTGCGGAATGGTTGACCAGCTTCGTGCTGTGGCAGATAGAAGATACGGGCTGGGTCTTTGGTTGCTGGGTCGCCTTTGAGACGAAGACGCTCATGTGTCTCATACCAAACCTCTTCCCAATTCTGTACCGGCACGGCCTGCTCGAATGGGACGACGATGTGCCAGTGTGGATCGTTGTCGCGATGTGACCAGGTTGTGTAGGCAAAGTGTATATACGATCCGAGATCGGCTTGTTCGAATGCTTCACCGTCTAGGTCGGCGACCAACGCCCAGATGTGTTGCACATTGCGGTTGCCACGAGTCGTGTATTCGCGATAAGTGACTGGTGAATATAGCGAACCGTCAGATTTGTTTGCTCGTTCTTGATGGTTGCCGAGCATCGCTGCGAAGTCCATCCAAGATGTAGCGATCGTCTTTGGGTAGACGGATTTGACCGATGGGAAACCGACGACTTCAAACATTGTGCAGAACCTCCTAGGTTCAGGATAGCGAATCCTGAGCCGAATGCAAGTATCAAATACCTAGTTGTTTGACCACGCGGTCTATGCCTTCTAGGTATTCTTTGGCAATCTCGTTCTTTTGTTTGCGGACTGTCGGCCAGAAGAAGTAGCCAGATTGACCTCGATGTCGAAGGAATTGGAGTGTGGTTCGTCTGACACCGCCACCGAACTCGGCACCGAAGAAGACATCTCCGCGAGTTACTTTGATTTTGCGTTTGCTGTTCGGACGAGACTTTGACACAAACGATTCTTTGTTGCGCAACTTGATTGTCGGGATACGGTCATTGCTTGCGCGTAATCCTTTGGCGACCTCGATCGCCTGACTGGCTCGACTTACTGATCCAGCTTCAATTTTGACTTTGGCTTCAACGCTTCTTGCGATTGTGTAGGCGACCTTGCGCATCTCGCCATTGAACTCTTTGCTCGCCTTTGAGAACTTCTTCAAAGTCTCGAACAAGTCTTTGACGACGACTGTGTTGCCTGCGACTGCTGCGGTGCCGGCACGACCAAGAGTCCCGCCTGTATCGCCTGGCATATTTGGGAATGCTGAGAAGGCCATCACTTGATCCTTTGCGGTGGGTTCATCTTGATGTTCTTCCAGCGCAGATAGCCGACCATCGTGTACAGCATTCTAGGTGATTCTTGTAGAAGCACCGATGGCGCGATGCCCGTCTCGCAGGCAAGATATGCGATCAGCCAGTGGGCTGATTGTTCTCCAAAGGGACGATCACCGCAGAATCGGTTCCAACCTCCACACTGTCGACTGTCTCAATCCATTCCTCGAACTTCATCGCAGTCTTCTTCGTGCGCTTCGTTGCATGCCATGCCAACCATGCGAGGTCGGTGAGGCGTAGTTCTGTTTGGAAGTTTGCGACCGAACGATTCTTCTCGCCTTCAAAGGCGATGAAGTCTGCGAACTGCGCGGTCACTTTACTGACTACGCCGTCCAGCGCGGTGACTTCTAGATTGATTTTCATTCTTTCCTCCTGATTGTTTTGTTAAGAATTATTAGACGCTCTTAGTGATCGTTCCGCTGATTGGCCAAGTGACATCGGCTGTGTTCAATTCACCGACAGCACCGTTGACTGGGCTGAACTCTGTGCAAAGTACAGAGAAGGTGTAGTGAGGTGATGTTGCTGATGCTGCGGCTGTGCCTGCTGGTTTCACAATCATTGTGACGGCGGTCGAGCCGATCAATGGCAAGATGAGTCCGTCAATGGCGTTGTAGTCGTTGTGCAACGAGAGTGTCACAGAATTATCGATGAGCCCTGAGACGCGGGTTACTGCGCCACCACTGCCGAAATTGGTTGTTGGTATTTCACTTGCGCTGGTGCTTAAGGTAACTGCAGCCACATTACTTGTTATATCTGTGCCGTTGAGTGTCACATTTGCTTGTGTAAGAACTAACTTTGCCATGATGATTTTTCTCCTGCCGTTGTGGCTTTCGAGGTTGATTTATCTGCGACCAAGACAATGCGACCCGATTGCAGTAGAGAGTCTAGATGATCGACATCTTCGCCATCAATAGTGGCTGGATATTGTTTACCGAGAACGGTAAAGCCTTCGACTACCTGGAACTTTGCCATAGGTCTAAGCGTACACCACAACACGGAAGTCAACAGTTAGGTAGGTTGTGTCGTTCGCATCCACGGTTGAGATGTTGGATGCCTCTTCAACTATCAGTGTTTGGGCGTATCCACCCAGCGTAGTGTCGGCTTCGATCGCGGCACGAATCCCGCCATCGTAAGACAGATATGTGTCCATCAGGTTCTGTGCTGTGCGCTCGGCTGCACGACCGACGATCACACTGACCGTGAATACATGTGTGACCAGACCTGCCCGCATCGCACCGTGATAGGTGATTGACTCCAAGGTCGGCCATGCGATACCGCCGACCGAAGGGTTGACCTGATCGGGTTGCTGTGCGTACGCGCGAAGGTTCGTGATTGTTGCGAGACGGGTCTGCAATCCTGTTTTGAGTTCGGTGACTGTTGCGGTCATGCGAACATCCGCATTCGGCGATATGGCTCGACAAGTTGTGCGACATCTGGGTCGAGTGCGCGTGTCACTCGTATCGCACCCAAGTCTCCGAAGCCGGCAACGCCGAGCGGTGAATCGTAACGCTTGAAGATTCTTGAAGCCTGAATAATCACAGCTTGTGTGATCGGCTCAGGCACAGCAGGCCAACCATAAACAGCGGTCAACTGCACCAATGCTTCCGAGCCGTAGTTCGCGTTCAAGGTCGGGAACAGATAGTCGCCGACTGCACGAATCCGTGTGTACGGAACTGTCAGTCCGTCCAAGATTCCGTTCGTTGGTTCCAACTGGTAATCGCTGGTAGTCCAAGTCACATCGAACACACCGTCAGCAAGTGTCGAAGTCTTCAGAGTGATCGCAGTTGATGAGATGTCATCGATCTCGCACACAAACGAATCGCCAGCAGTGAACACTCGTGTCGTCGCCGAACCGTAAACCCAGAACTGTCTATTCGCATAACCATCAATCAGTCGACTCGCTGCACCGGCACAGTTGTCTATCAGGTCGTCGTCTTGTGTGTCGGCTGTGCCGATACGAAGAGCAGCCTTGACCTGATTTCTGGTCGCATAAGAATTGGTCAGAGCCATAGTTCCTTTATCTTACTTCAAGATCTGTGACAGGAACTCTACCTGAACGCAAGTCCTCAAGTTGTTTGTACGCCTCACCGCTAAAACCATTTGACGAGATCCGACCAGGTGAATCAATATCGATCACATGCGTATATCGTGAAGACATCCAAAAGTTTGCACCAACCTTCATAGCCTTAATCCAAAACGCCCAATCCGAAATCATGTACCGCTCGTCATATCCGCCGAGTTGCACCCACAAAGACCGCCTGATAAAACTTCCTCCCAACACGCCACACGGATTACCGTCAAGCATGTTCTGACCTGGTCGAGCGTCAACCCTCTGACCGTTAGTTGTAATAACACCAACCGAAACCACATCAACATCATCTGCCATGTCAGGCAAATCATTAAACGCATCAGGACGATATCTGTCATCGATCGCACAGCCACTAACCCAAGTAGTGTTCATCTTTGCCACAGCCGCATTCACCATCCGTTCCACGGTCGGATGCTCACAAACCACAATCTCACACGGATACCCGTCAAGGAAGTGAACCTCATCAGGCAAAGTCGCAATGATGATCTGATCAGGTTTGACTTCTAACGCATCAACCGCAGCGAACCAATCAGGAAGATGCGCACGATATTTTTCGCCCCACACGATTCCCCAAACTGCGACAGAGTTATCAGACACTTAGACTCGTGTTCTTCGACAACCCGAATCGGTAGTTCCAAGTTTTTGTTGGCACATTATGAAACGAACATCCTGCCGCTTCCAACCGTTGCAACAAATCGTGGTCATGATGGCGGGCTCCCTCAACATGTCCACCGACCGCAAGCAACGCCTCTCGTCGTATCGCACAGTTTGACGGAATGTAGTTACCGTGAGCCAACTCGCCTTTGCGATAACCCTGATTAGGGTCCCAATTTCGGCCAGTCACATCACACCAAGTCCAAACCACATCAGCAACCAAATTGTCGTTCAACACTTCGACATGGTTGGGATACAGCAAATCATCGTCATCAACTTGCACGACATATTCTGTTGAAGCAACCTCAATCAACTTGTTCAACTTTGGTACGACAGGCCCGTCACCGACAGCGATGAGATGTTGTGATGGTTTAACGGTTTGCAAACTGACCGAGTTAATCATCTCGCACAACAAAGAACTTCGTTCAGGTAACGAACCTGTCACCAGAGTGATGCGGTCTGAAACGCTCATCAGTCCCAACTAAGGTCTAGTCGCCGTTGCAGATCCCACTGACCTGCGTCAAGTCTCGCGTTACGCAACTTGAACAACTGGAGATTTGACTCAAATGTCCGTGAGTTCTTGCCTTGGTAAGACACATCTGACAGAAGTGTGGATGAGTTGTCGTGCATGATGATGTCTTGTGATCTGCGGATGTTCACACCGAGACGCACAGCGCGACGCTCAAAGTCGTTGTCTTCGAAGTATGCCGGATGGAACCCTTCACAGAACAAGCCGACATCTTTCACAACTTCGGACCCGATCCACGCACAAGCCCACTCAGGTGAACCCGTGAGATGAATCTCGTTCGGGTAACACTGCTCCCAAAACTGTTCAAGTTTGTTCGGCATGAACCAGGCATCCGAGTTGAGAAGAATCCAACCTGAAGCAAATGGTGTCATCTTGATACCAAGATTCCACGATGACGCAACACCAAGATTGCTAGGCATGTCCAAGGTATATGTTTTGCCGTGCCGACTGTGGCGTGGCATCATCAAACAATCCTCTTCGATTCTGCCTCCGTTGTCGATGATGATGATCTTGTCGACTGGGAAGTCGAGCGAATCTATGCACCGTTCAAGTAGGTCGTATCGGTTGAGAACTGGGATGATTACGACCGGCACCATGCGGACAACTCCTTCATCGTAGGCTTCCAATGGGTCTCAAATACGGTGTCCGCTCCATACCCTTGAGCATGGACTATAGCCTGCTCAGAACGGCTCCTAGGCGCGTCATACGCCAACTTGAGAGCATTCACGATGTCAGGCACCGCAGGTGTAAAGAACCATGACCGTTGCGCCGCATCCCACCAAGGCTGACCCTCGACCGTCCAACCTTCACCAACCAGCTCAGGTTGCGCCGTGAAGTTAGAAACAATCACACGACAACCGCAGGCTTGCGCTTCAATGACTGGAATGCCGAAACCTTCACCCATCGAGCAGGCCAACAGAACATCGGAAGCCGTGTACATCGCAGCCATCAGATTCTGTGGCATACCATGCCGATACGCATATTGATCGACGATCTTGTATTTGTCTTCGCCGATGCCACAAGCATCCATCAGTTGAATCAGATTAATACCAGACATAGCACCAACAGGCTCGGTGTACAGATACAACACTGCGTCAGGATGATCTTTCGCGAAGATTGAGAATGCAAGAATGTTTTCAGCCCAAGCCTTACGAGCAGGCTGCGAACCTTTGTTGGTCGCAACCATTGAGACAACGAATCTGTCTTCTTCCCATCCCATGAACTCGCGGCCAGTCATCTTCGTCCCGTTCGCCAAAGTGACCGACTCTGTCGGCTGGAACACGGGTTCGATTGCGTGAGGAACATAGAAGTGTTCTACACCTGCAAGGTTCAACATTCGAGAACCGAACTTTGACATCGCGATCGGTTTTACATTCTCACGCGTACACCACTCCAACACCTCAGGCGGAGTCGGCTGATGATCGATAGGAACCCACGACGCGATGTTCTTCCAAGTTTTCAATGACTCAGATTTGAGTACCCAAACATCAAACAAAGTCATCAACAAAGTTGGTGTAGATAGATCTTGGTTCGCCCATTCCATTGTGTGCGCAACGACAACATCGTCGCTGTACGCCGACAATCCTTGCGGATACATTTTGAAACCATTCCAATTCGATGCCGAACCCGCAAGTCCGTACATCGCGTGGACTGCTACTTGGTGGCCTTCTTTCGCGAGACGCGGGATCGTTTGGGCAGTTTGTTGTCCGTATCCCGTTGCAGCCCAAGGTGCGTTGCTATACCAGAGGATTCTGAGTCTGTCTGGGTTGGAAGGTCTGCTACTTCCAACAAGTGCGCTACGCCCGCTCGGAGCAATCGGTCCGCTAAATATCCCGGCATCTCGATCGGAACGCCCTTTACGATTACTTTTTCCCACATGATCCTCCAAGTTTAGTGCAGAGCAGAAATAGAAAAAGTCTCGGGTCAGTCCTGCACGACCTAACCCGAGACTTAATCCTAGTCACAGTCCTTGCGGACTGTCATGTCTTATTCGATTTACTTCCTGATTATCAGGATGCGCCACCGATGAAGTATTTGACATGTGATGTTTGTGGCAAGTTACCGTCGACACGAATTGTGGCGCGGAAGGTAACAAGACCGTTAGCGAAAGCGAAATCGTCTGAACGATCCAACTTGATGCCGCCAACTTGTCGAACATAGTACGAAGGAAGGTGTCCGAAGATGACCGACTTGTTCGCTGTTCCTGTGTTTGCCATTGCTGGGTTCTCATAGACCGGGTAGCCCAAGAGCAAGTCTTGTGCATCGGCGTTGAGTGCTGGTGCGAACACATAGTTGCCTGCTGTGTCCTTCAACTGACGCATCTTCGCGATTGAAGACGAGTTCATTTGGAAGCCTGAACCAGCCAAACGACGACCTGCTGTGTCTACCGAGTAGACCAAGCTGATCAAGTTGTCTGCTGTGAAAGCACCCGTAACTGCTGTCGAACCGGTTACACCCGATCCTGCTGCTGCGACGATGCCCTTTGGCTTGCTTGAACCGTCACCAGTTGTCAACACATCGTTGACACGGTAGCCGAGTTCGTTGCCGACCTGAGCTGCTAAGAACGACAGGATGTCTACACCGCTGTCCTCGATCAATTCAGTTGACATCTGAACAAGGAACGCATACTTGTATGCACCCAAGGTGATGAACGAGTTGAAGATTGGATCTGACTCAGCGATTGTGTCGCTTTCGCCTTCGAGTGCTGCAGTTGAATACTGGGCAAGCGATGGAATCTGAAGGTTCTCACCTGATGCTGTGTTCAACACTGTCGAAGTTTGGAGCATTGGACCAACATGACGAGCAAGCATGATCACTTGATCGTAGAAAGATGTTGGTACTGGTGCGCCAGCGTTTGTCTTCAAAACATCGCGCTTCTCAAACGAGTGCGAACGAATCTCGCCTTTGGCCATCGAACGGATAACTTCTGCATCTGAACGAACACCGCGTGGGGCGTCAGCTACAGGACGAACCTGGTCTGCCATCTCGCGTGTTGCTGCATCCAAACGAAGTTCACGGGCCTCATCGGCACGAAGTTTTTCGATTGTCTTCTGGCGATCCTCAAGGTCTTTGGTGATGCGCTCGTATGTTTGTGTTTCTTCTGCTGACAGGTCACGCTTTTCAGCGGCTGCAACATCAAGAATGCTTTTTGCGGCTTCCCACGCTGTTGCGCGTTGTGCCATTTGTTGTTCAATAAATTGTTTCATGATTTCTCCATGAGTAGTGGTTGATTGGTTGTGCGCAGGAAATTGTATTCCGATGGCGCGGGACGCTGACCAATCTCTAGTCGTAGCGGGACGCTTACCGACAGAATGAACTATAGACGAGAATCTAGAAGTTTTTCAACAGTTCAAGTTTTTTCGCCAACAAGTTCACTGTGTGAGGAACTTTGGCTGGTTCGGCACGAAGTTTGCTGACCGCACTCGACAACAGATCAGCCGACTCATCGGACAAAGTGTTGCCTGATTCGAGCATCGTGATCGCCTCAGCGAGCTTATCTGCGTCAACACCTGTGCGCTCGGCAAGGATGTCAAGAGAACGGACCGAAGCCGATGTGGCTTTGTAGGCAGGGAAGCCTGTCACGACCGACACTTCGTGCAAACGGATTTGGCGTAGTTCGCGGGTCATGCCATCATCTGACCATTTGTCTCCACCGGAAGGAACCGAGAAGCCGAACGACATCGAGTCGACATCGCCGCGTTGCATGAGGACACTCAGGTCACGGCCAACGGTTGTGTCTGGAAGATCGGCGTTAACTAGCAAACCTTTGGAGTCTTCTTGTAGTCGCAAAGTTTTTGATCGTGTCGAAGCCAACAACATTGACGAGTCGTGGTTCATATACATTTTGATTGTGTTGCGACCTTTCAACGATTTGTTGAATGCGCCTGGTGCGATTCGCTCGATGAACGGTAATGGTTCGGAGTCTGAGTTGAAGACTGCTGCGTAACCTGTGAATGACATTCCGTCACCTGTCGGACCTGCGCGCAACTCGAACTCGTTGACTTGAATGCGGCGTGTCTCAACCTTGTTGTCTTCCATGCCTGGAATGTTAGCAAAGTATTCAGTCTTGGCGCGATGAAAGCTAAACAATCCTCGCTCATCTTTTATTGCGTTCGCTTTACGCTCGAACCATTCTCGTGCCGGTTGAGGGTTGAGCGGGTTGATTCCCCACAGGTAGTGTGCGACCGCACCCGCACCAGGGAACTGATCATCTGTCGAATCAGAGTTCTTTGGTGCGTCTAGGTCTACGGCGTGTCGTTGCGCCCAAGCGTTGGCTCGGATGACTTTGTCTTCTGTGATGTCGCCTCTTGCCATGTCTCGTGCTTCACGAACGGTTCTATCGACCAGCCCTTCACCCGCGAGACCTTGACCGTAGTAGTCCAATCCTTTTCGTGCCGCGCTGCGAATGTAGACGGGTATCTCAAGAGATACCTGCCGAACCGACTCTTCTTCTTCTTCCATTTCTTCTTCATCTTGTTCTTCGTGTGGTTGCCATGCGTTGCAATAAAATCCGCCATCAACATACTCATCCCATCTTTCGCACCATGCTTTCAGATTGTCGCCTTCGCCTTGAACATTGTCCTCATCGTAGAAGTGGCAGTTCCCGCAAGCACGACCCTCAGGAACATCAGGTGACAACGCTGGTCGATAATTGTCAGGTAGCTCACGGTCAGCCGCCGAATGCTTCGGATGATCGACATGCAACAGATCGTTGTCGGTGATGTAGGCAGGATTCTCAGGACGACCAACACGACTCAAATACATGAACGCATTCACTCGCGCCATCGCCCACTGCGCACGGCCGATACCAGGACGATGCGATGTCGAGTAAGCACCAGCTCCGCGACGATACACAGACTTCAACACACCAAGCGTCACACGAGTCCACACTGGCCGATCATCTGCATCCATCTTCTCGTTGTGGTCGGTGACTTTGTTTCGCAACGCCGTCTCGGTTGCTTCATCAATTTCTATCCCACCTTGCTTACCCGCAGCCGACCCGACAGGGTTCTTGTCGCTACCTGTGATCTGGTCTGATGATGGTGCCGGTGCGCGTTCGCCACCAGGTTCCATGTCTTCGGCGATAGATACCGCGACCATCTGATCAACCGCATCTTGTTTCGTTGTATGGCATCCGACCACTTCGCCATCTTCTTTGATGGTTGCCCACCCAGAACAGTCTGGTGATTTGTCGGTGATGAAGTAAGGCATTACGGCGTGATCAATGTGAACGCGACTGCGTGACCGGCTTTAGTTGATATCGCGTACATGCTTTGACCTGGATACATCACAAAATCTTCCGACGAACTTTTTTGTAACGCATGACCAGCGTTCACTGCGATTGCTGGACCGCCGAGAAAGATTGTGTCGGTATTGTCAAGATTACTGACATGCAGTTGCCCTGGATTAACTCCAGCGTGACTGATTAATGTTGCGGCCGTCCCGACCGTGATTGATCCATTTGTCATTGGCATAGTGTTACCTCAGAGCATCAATAATAGTTCAGCTTCGTCATCAAGAATACTGAATGTGATTTGTGTTGCCGCCTGCGAACTCATCCCACCAAAAACAGTTGACGAAACCGCATACCGTTTCTTCGGCTCAATTACAGGAACCTCAACTTGTGGCAACTCGACTAGCGGCTCAATCTTCTTGCGTGGTGTCGTTGAATAAACTCTGCGACCACCAGACGGTGCAGGTGTCGGCTCAGGTTCTGGCGGTGTCGGTGCCGAGTCGACTGTGGCGACAAGACCGCCAAGGCTCGCTAAAGCGACTGCTTCTTGTTCAACTGCTGTGATCGCCGAAGCGACAAGACCACCGAGGTTGGCTGTTGCTGTCGCTGGGAGTGTGACTGTTGCTGTTACCGAACCTGCAAGACCGCCGAGAGTTGCTTCGGCTGTGGCAGGCAGAACAACTGTCGCTGTCGCTGTGCTATTCAACGCACCGAGAGAAGCCGAAGCGGTCGCCAAGTGTGTGACGCTCGATGTCGCTGTCGCCGACATTGAGCCGAGTGTTGCTATGCCAGTTGCGGTTGTTAAGAACTCGCCGCCATCAAGAACATTTGTTCCGTCAAGCGTTGAAGTGTTAAGAATGAACGCTGATGGTCCATCCAGACCGTAGGTTGCGTCGTCAAGTTCGCTCGTGTCGAGCAGGAATCTTCTGACCGCCATCGCGGCCTACTAACTAGCGACAGTTAGTGATGCAGACAGGTTGCCTGATGAGATTGTGTAAGTATCACCAGCGGTGTATGCGTTGCCTGTGATCGTGCCAGAGAACAAGAAGTTACCTGCCGACAAGTTATCCCAAGCGGTGAAGTGTGTTGCGTCTTGCGACCCAGCGATATTCGTCCAACTGATATCCGCGTCCGAAGCAATCGCACCAGCAGCGGCGGCACCGAACGAAACAGATTTGCGTGTCGTCTCGGTCGCGGCATTCGAAGTGCCGTTCGCACCTGGATCGCCGACATGAAGTTTGATGTAGACAGTCGTCACCGAATATGCGGTTGCGTTGCCCAGCGCGTCAAGGAACGAGTTGCAAAGATAAGCCGATAAACCTGTAGCCATTACTCTTCAACCCTTTCAGTGATTGTCAAGATACGGCCATCGGCGTCACGCTCAACAGTTCGCACAGTCGGCTTGTTCTCAGGCACATTCACACGCACAACAGTTTCAGGAACATTTATGATCGGTGCGGCGACACTCACTTGCGCCGGTGGAACATTGACAATCATTTCAGGCATCGTCACATTCACATCACGCTGATTCACATCGTAGGTCGGTGTCGGCTCAGCAACTTGTTGCAACAAGACTGGTGCGACACCTGTGTGTTCAATCGGTGCCACATCAAGTGCTTTCAACACGGCGGCAGGTTCGAAAACTGCGTTGATGAGCCGTTGAGCCATCATTGTTTTGCGGTCAAGTTCTGTGAGTCCAGCCGCAGCGAGATCGACATTGGCGAGCGGTACACGGTAAGCATCGCCGCCATCGGCAGGACGAAGATCTTCGAAGCGTCGCACATCGTTGATTGACAACCAACCAGCTTGCAGACCTGATGAGTATCCGGCGACACGCGAACCGAAGTCGCCGCGCATCAAACCGTCAAGGTTGAACTTCATGAACGCACCGTTGGTGAGAAGTTTGTTTGAGTAACCGTCTTCGATCTTGGTGACATACGGTCGGAGTGTGTGCATCACGAAGTGAATGCCGTTCATCTCGACCGAAGCATAGGCTTGCGCACCTGACTGGATCACACCTGCCATCGATGGTGGTACACGGAACGCACGAAGAATCTCTTCAACTGCGAACTGTCGTGATTGTAGGAACTGTGAGTCGACTGGTGCGACAGA